AAGAAAGTAGTGCGGAAACCTACAAAGCCAAAGAAGTCTAATGGGTGATCTTACCGATAATTTTTCGAATTATGAGTTCCGCTGTCCCTGCTGTGAGGAATCCGAGATAGACCTCGGGTTTGTTGACAGGTTGCAGTTTGCTCGTGACCGTATTGGTCATTCGATGACGATAAATTCAGGATATCGCTGTTATAATCACAATCGTGATGTGGGCGGAGTTGACGATTCGGCTCATCGTAAAGGTCTAGCGTGTGATATTCGCTGCTCTAGTTCTTCAGAGCGCATGTTATTTCTTTCCATATTTCCCGAATTTTTTAATAGAATTGGTATTGCCAGTAACTTTATCCATGTGGATATAGATGAATCCAAGGCACCTGATGTGCTTTGGCTCTACCCTCCCAAGAAATAGGAGAACGAAATGGAAGCTCTAGTAGGATTAATGGCAAAAGCCCCAGATTATCTGGTGGCTATTTCAGGCATTATAGCGAGCCTTACTGTCTTGACAGCGCTTACGCCAACGCAGGTGGATGATAAATGGCTTGGAAAGGCAACTGGCGGAATTAATTTCTTGCTCAAGATAGCTAATGTTGGCGCAGGGAATGTCGGGTTTAATAAAAATAAGGATGCGCAGAGATGATGATCGGGATGATCCTCGCCTTGGCGTTGGTCGGCTCGATGCTGCTGGCTGTCTATTGGGGGCGTAAAGCTGGCATTGATTCTGCCCGTGCGGTCGATCTTGTTTCTATAAGGGATAAAAATGCTAAAATTAATGAAGATTTTTCAAAGATGCGCGAAAAGCAGGCTGAGGAACTTGATTCTATTGATTCCGTTGACTCTGCTCGTAAGCTGCGCAAGCTCAGGCGCAGGCGTAGGAAGAATTCTTGACCGCCCCTCTGATTTTCCTGAGGAAGTGCTTTATCTTTCCCATGAGTCTGAACGTGGAAAGATGTGGTGTTTGACGGATGCGGATTATATTCGCGAGACCAAGCACATGGTAAAACTGAANCATGTGATCGATAAGTATGAATGCCAGATCGATATTCTGAATGGGGATAAATGTCAAAAGTAAANTTTNAGGTGTAGTTATGGCTGGACCAGCATTAGCATGGGTAGCTATTGGGGCTGCTGGCAGAGAGGCAGCTAAGAAGTATGGCGCTTTGATTGCTAGGAAAATGTTCCCGAAGCTGTTTAAGAAGGTTGACTCTAAGAAGAAACCTCCAAAGCGAGATTATGCAAAAGAGGAGAGGGAAGGTAATAAAAAGTTTGAAGAGAGTCAGCGGAAGGAAGCAAGGGAGTGGAATAAGAGGAAGAGGGCGCGTGATGCGGAGAATATTAAGAAGGAGGAGGCTCGTATAAAAAGTAAGGCTCGCCCCCAGAATGAGATTGAGGCCGCAAGGGACAAGGAATATGCGGCTCGGAAGGCTTATGAAAAGAAGCATGGGTCAACAGCGGATCGAATAAATAAAGGGTTGAAGGGTCTTAAAGATGCAGAAGCAAAATCAAGACATAATAGGAATTAAATGAAAAAACTATTTAACGGTGAGAAATTNGACCAGATGTTGAAGTCTGCGGATCGCATGAACCAGTCCCGTAAGGAGAATAGGGAGTGGGATCAGACCATGAAGTCTGTGGACAATAAAGACGTTGACATCCCTGACAGGAAATCTGCTATTACCGCTTCTTTCGATTATGTGTATGAGCGGCTGGGAGGACATGAGGGTTTTCTTGAATGGGCTAGGTTCAACCCGAAGAATACGGCGAAGTTCTATGAATGGCGTGCAAAACAGTTGCAGAAAGAATCTGTATCTGATTCCAGTGAAGGCAAGGTTGTTATTAACGTATTAAACTATCATAATGATGCAGATACCATTCAATTACCAGCCGAGGGATTACCAACTCCCACTGTTCCAAGCGTTTGATGCTGGCGTAACGCGAGCTGTCTGCGTTTGGCACAGGAGGTCTGGGAAGGATAAGAGCGCGCTTAATCTCTGCGCCAAGATGGCGTTGCAGCGAGTGGGCGGTTATTTTCACTTGTTTCCTACGGCGAGACAGGCTAGAAAGGCTATGTGGGATGGNATTGATCGTGACGGGTTCCGTTACATGGATCACTTTCCCCCTGGAGTTGCTGTTGGTAAAAATGAAACCGATATGAAGGTGACTTTATGTAACGGTTCCTATTACCAACTGGTTGGTGTTGANATGGGGTTGGATTGGCTGGTTGGCACGAATCCCGTGGGCTTGATCTTTTCAGAATGGGCGATCATGAATCCGCGTGTTTGGGATCTGCTTCGCCCCATCTTGAGGGAGAACGGCGGATGGGCATTGTTTATTTATACACCCCGTGGTCAGAACCATGGTTATAAAACTTATCAGGTTGGCCTTGAGGAAGAAGATTGGTTTTGTTCCCTACTCACTGTTGATGAAACTCGCCGTGCGGATGGAAGTCATATCGTGTCGCCTGATGATATTGAGGCAGAACGCCGCGAGGGCATGGTCGAGGAGATGATTCAGCAGGAGTATTTCTGTTCCTTCGAATCAGCGATTCCAGGCGCGTATTTTTCTGTCGAGATGCGCAGGGCGGAAGATGATGGTAGAATAACGCAGGTGCCGTTCGAGCCAGCGTTGCCAGTAGACACTTGGTGGGACCTTGGCGTGAACGACGCTACTTCGATCTGGTTTACCCAGTCGCATGGTGACGAGGTTCGTTGTATTAATTATTACGAGAATAGCGGTGAGGGTCTTTCTTACTATGCTGGTATGCTGTCAGAATTAAGACATAAACATGGTTATTCTTATGGACATCATACGGCTCCGCATGATATTGAAGTAAGAGAATTTACGACTGGGAAAAGTCGTCGTGCAGCTGCCAGATCGCTTGGTATTAATTTTAGCGTTGGTAAGAAGGTTATGGCAAAAGAAGAATCGATTGATGCGGCTCGCCGATTGCTTCCTAAAGTCTGGTTTGACAGAAAGAAGTGTGAGCAGGGCATAGCCTGTTTACGCAGTTACCATAAGGAATTTGACGATAAGCGTCAGACCTTTCGTGTTCAGCCTGTGCATGACTGGAGTTCCAACGGGGCAGATGCCTTTATGGAACTGGCTAAAAATTACAGGAATTTTAATCAGGACAGTTATCAACCAGTTGCAACATCCACCTATTCAGTTTTTGGAGGTTAATTATGATTTTAGATGAACGAGATGTTTTCAAGCTCTTCACGGACTCGGTGTACGAGTTCGGGGGCGGCTCACCGAGTCCTCCTCCGCCGCCGCCCCCACCTCCTCCAGTCGAGGATGAGGATAAAAAGGCAAGGGAAAAAAGATTAGCTCGTGTTGCGGCTCGTAAGAAAGGTCGGCAATCGTTGATTCATTCTGGCGTGCGTGGTGATACTTCAGCAGCTCCCGTGTTTGGAGCTTCTTTGACTGGATCGACTCCGTCATCTCAAACCTTGGGGTAGACAAGCCATATGATTAGTTCTAAGGCTATAGGCCAATATGTTTGGAAAACTTATGGGGAACCGTTCAAAAAGCAACAACTCAAAAAGCAACAACTTTCTTCTCGCAGAAAGGTGAAGAGTACGAAGAGTGTTGTGAAGAAACATTCAAGGGTCAGAAATTTACCGAAAAGTGCCACTAAACATTCCAAGGGTGCGTCTTTGCTGACTAGGCGGATGCCTGATGCTACTCTTTCATAGGATATAATTATGGGAAATGAAGATGCTGTAAAAATGATGTTGAAAAGGCGTGATGCCAAGGTGGAAGAGCGTCAGGAATGGGAGCCGTTCTATTCTTCGATTGCCAGGTATATTCGCCCGAGAAAGAAATCGATTGATTCGTTCAGGACACCAGGGCATTTGAGTAATGACCATTATGACTCTACGGCTCCTGCTGCCAGTAATACTCTTGCGTTGATCATGGCGGATACTCTAACGCCGAAGGCGATTGAGTGGTTCGGGTTTTCTATTCCCGAGTCGAGTCCTTTTTCGGCGCTTAATAAGAATGTCAATGTGAAGAATTGGTT